CATAAAGATAATGTTACGGCAACCTGTAAAATTAGCAGAGGTTATGCTTTTGATACATTTAGCTTTAGCGTAAACAGATATGGTTTACCTTTTGTAGTAGGAGATATTTATGACCCATTACAAGATTTTAAAACCAAACAACCTAAACATAAAGAAATACCTTTTTAAAATGTCACAACTAATAAATAAAGCAGCAGAGAAACACCAAACTTGGATTAACGTTGTAAACTCTTTTGGATGTCCTAAAAACATTTCAGAAGATATAGTGCAAGAAATGTATATTTATTTAATTAGATACGAGAAAGAGGGTAAAGATATTTGGTACGAAGATGGTGAGGTAAACTATTATTATATATTTAAACAGTTAAGGGGTATCTATGTTTCTTTTTTAAGAAGCAGCAAGAAGATTACAAAAGTAAGTTTAGATGAGATAGATAAACAATTTCAAGAGATTGACCCAATAGAATACGAGGAACAATACGAAAGGTTTTTAAATGGTTATTTAAGAGCAGTAGATGATGTTTATTGGTATGATAAGAAAGTATTCGAATTGATTGCTAAAGGAAAGAGCGTAGCTGAATTAAGCAGAGATACAAAGATAGGTTACTACTCACTTTATAACACATACAACAAAGTAAAGAACAAATTAAAAGATGATTTATTATGATAATTGATAAAATAATTATTACAGAAGAAATGAAATCTATTGCTAAAGATGAGGCTATAAAAAGGGATAAATTTATAAAGCATCATTTTGAAGTAGACCATTTAACATCTTCCCAAAGAGATGAAATAGGTTTTATAGGTGAGTTTGCCTGTGGGGAATTATTAGGTATTGATTGGAAGAAGAATATAAGAAAAGATTATAAAAAAATAGATGACTTTGATTTTTTAATAAATGGTAAAAGTATAGATGTTAAAACTGAAACATTGCCTGTAAAATATGCAAAAAAAATTTTAAGAAAAGAAATATCAGATAATGAATTATACGGTAGAAGATTGATTAATAAAGGTCAATTTAATATTTTAAAAAAATATGATATTGTTATCTTTAGTTTATTCGCAAGAGAACATTTAGATTATTGGTTTCCTATTGGTTACATTGAAACAAAAAATATAATTGAAAATTATAAACCGACAATAAATAGACCTGATGGAGGTAAGTATCCGTTTTCAGCAAGTGCAATTCCTACTTCAATTTTAAAACCTATAAAAGACCTTATATTATGAAACTTGGAAACTTTATAGAACTGATTACAACTTATACAGGTATTAAATGGCTTGTAAAAAAGATATGGGGAGATAGGTGTGGGTGCGATGATAGAAAAAATAAACTTAACGATGTTGAGTTATGGTAAAGGTTTGTACTAAATGTAAAATAGAAAAATCATATTCTGAATTTAATAAAGAAAAAAAAGCGAAAAATGGATTACGTTCTAAATGTAAATCTTGTCGCAAAAAATATCGTCAAGAAAATAAAGAGCATATAAAAAAATGGCAGACAAAATATTATAAACATAATAGAAAACGTATAATAAGACAAAATAAAAAATATAAAGTAGATAACAAAGAACTCTATAATAAATACTATAGAGAAAGAAAAAAAACCGAACCTTTATTTAAGTTGAAATGTAATTTAAGAAGTAGAACAAATATGGCTTTTAAAAGTAAAGGTTATTCTAAAAATACTAAAACTCAAGAGATGTTAGGGGTTGATTGGGAGGTTGCTAAACAACATATTGAAAGACAATTTACAAAGGGAATGAATTGGGATAATTATGGAGAGTGGCACATTGACCATATAATACCATTAGCATCTGCAAAAACATCTGAAAGGTTGAAGCAACTTTGTCATTACACAAACCTACAACCATTATGGGCAAAAGAAAATATAAGTAAGAGTGATAAAATTATAGGACAACAAACATTATTAAGAATATGACTTTAGAAGATAGAGCAACTTGGGAAGATTTTAAAGCGAATGTAACAAACAAATTAACTCCTGAATACAGAAAGGTACTTTGTAAATTACACGCACAATATTATAATCACAAATACAACGAACCCTGCACTTGTAATGGAAAGATTTACAAGATGTGGATAGCAGATATAGATAGAGTTTATGGTGGGTAAAATACACAAGTTAGAACAAACAATAGTACAAATATTAAACATTGATGGATGGCAGCTTAAATGGACAGGAGAGGGTTCACAAAGTTGGGATGCAGAGGGGTTGACTCCGAAAGGAAAAGAATGTGTTATAGAGATGAAGTTTAGAAATAAACACTATGATACTAAAATGCTTGAAAAGGCTAAATACGACAAGCTAATAGCCACAGGTAAGGTTGCTTTGTACTTTGTAAATGACCCAAAGGCAAACTATTTTTTTTGGTTAAATGATATAGAGATGCCTGAACCTGTAAATAAGTACTGCCCTGAAACCACAATGTGGGGGAACAAGAAAGTTTTAAAACCTTGCTACCTACTTGAAGAAAGTAAAGCAGTAATGATAAATAAAAATAATTAACATTTTTTGTTTATATCTCAATTATTTGTTTTATATTTGTTTAAATTTAAAAACAAAACAAGATGAAATTAAGTAAAGCAGCAAGATTAGGTAAACAGACAAATAAGATTTGTTTGGTATCGTTAGTGATTATTTTAGGTTACTTTGTAACGAGAACAGTATCAACTTTAATATTTAGCGTATAATGAGAAGCACACAACCACATTACGACAATGGGAATAGCTACGATGTAATTGATGTTATTAATGATTATAACATAAACTTTTGTAGAGGTAACATAATTAAGTATGTTATACGAGCAGGTAAAAAGAAAGATGAGTTACAAGACCTGTTGAAAGCACAGGATTATTTAAACAGAGAAATAGAATTATTAAGAAAAAAACAATGAAAAATCAAACAGTATCAAAATATGCACCAATGAATAATTTCGGAGAAATATTAGATAATAAATACTATGACACAATTTCCGAAGCAGGTTCTAACCTAACCGCAGAGTATAACAGAATTACAATTATATTTAAAAACAAATAAGAGATGGAAAGATTTGATTACGAACTACACCACCATTTAAAAAGCGAAGAGGAAACTTTTGATTGCCTTGAATGTGGTACACCAATAGAAAGAGAATACGGATATTGTAGTTGGGACTGCCATAAAGCATCAATGTTATGATAGAGGAATATACAGAGGAAGAGTTACAAAGTGGGAAAGAGATTTATGCATCATTATTAGATATGAGTCCATACAATAAAGGTTCTCGTCTATATTTTACAGATGGTATGTACGTTTATCCTGATGGGAGAATAGAATCGGAATAATAAATTTAAAACAAAAGACAAATGATTTTACTAATAGATGCAGATAGTTTAATTTTCGCAAGTTGTTATCGTAAAAGGTTAACCCCTGATGATAGTCCATACTATGAGCAATTATCAGATGCAACAGATAAGTTTGATGAGCAGCTAATGGGTATCGTAAATGACCTTGAGCAACATTACGAGGTTGATAAGGTTCTTATATTTAGTGGTTCTTTGGGTAACTTTAGAAAGCTAATAACAAAGAAATACAAAGCCAATAGAACTAACCAACAGAAACCACCATTATTAAACAAGGTACACGAATACGTTAAAGAGAAACACAATTCTATTTATGGGTATGGTATTGAAACAGATGATATGGTTGCAAGGTACTGGAATGATTTATCAAAACAGTTTGGTAGAGATGAGGTTATGATAGTTTCAATAGATAAAGACTACAAGCAGTTTCCTTGCTTAATGTATAATTATCATTACAAACACAAAGTGGTTTATGATATTACAGAGGAAGAAGCTATGTTTAATTTTTATCAGCAAATGATTATTGGAGATACTGCAGATAATGTAAACTATTTTAAAGGTAAAGGTAGAAAGTTTGCAGAGAATTACCTGCAAGATTGTTATACTAAATATCAATATACAAAAAGACTTTACCTATTATTTATAGAAGCATATAAAGGTAAAGCTAGACAAAGGTACATAGAGTGCTATAATTTATTAAAATTAAGAACAGATTAAGATGGGAATTTTAGATGAGATTTATAATTATGTCAATAGTGTTTATGGAATTGATATAAAAGAAAATACAAGGAAAACAGAATATTCAGATGGTAGAGCGTTATTCTCTCTTATTGTAAGAAAGAAAACAAATTTTACTTACCAATGCATAGGAAACTATTTAAATAAAACCCACGCAACAGTACTGCATTCAGTTAAAAATGTTTCTAACTATTTAGATAAAGAAGTTATTGCAGAAGCATTGAAGCACTTTGGTTTGGTAAAAGAAATGCCAAGAGATACGATAGCTTACTTACAAGAAAAAACAAAGCAACTATCAGAACAATTAGAACAAAAAACAGAAGTGTTAAGAATGCTGCCAAAGTTAGAAGATGTTTACAATGATTTAAATAAGTTAACAGAAAAACAAAAGAAATTAGTAAGTAGAAGAAACGAATTGCAGTTTAATACTATTGGAAGATGTTTAAATAGAGTAGAGGAAACAATTAAAAAAGAGAAGCAGTTTGTATGATAGATGAAGAATTAAGAGAATTTAAAGACAAGCAATATAAATTTGTAAGAAAGAATATAAACAACCATAAATTAAACCCAATTACAGGTTGGATAGATTCAGCAAAAAAAGATGTACAATCAATAAGAAGTAGAAAATTAAGATATTAAGATGAAAAACGATAAGCAATTAGATTATTTAAAAGTAGTATTATTAGGACAGTTAACTGTTGAAGCGATAGAAGATTTACAAGGGACTAATAAATACAGACAGAATATAAAGAATCAAGGTAACAAGTTTCTAAATATGTTGGAGGGGTATGTACAAGATGATTACAATACTGTTTACTTAAACAACCAAGAGATGACAACAAACGTATTAAGAAAGATTACTACATTAATGGACAAGATAAAGAATTCAGATATAGATGAACTTGTAATGATTGATGCAATAATAGATAAATACATAGAAAACCAAGAATGGTTTATGAAACACGAATCTGCTGACTTTCTTAAATTAGATTAATGAAAAGCATAGCTTTTAAAAAATAATTAATAAATAACTATATACTAATATGAAACTAATAAACATTCAAGAGGTTAAACCCAACGAAAACAATCCAAGATTTATAAAAGATTATAAATTTAAGAAACTTGTAAAATCTATCAAGGAGTTTCCACAGATGCTAAAGTTAAGACCTATTGTA